ACAACCTATTAGTTTATCTAAATACCATTTAGCTTTATTTAAGTCTTCAACAGGCTTATCTTTATATGTATATCTCCATACATATTTAAGAACATTACCTTTTAAATACCCTTTAAATTCTAAGGATGACATAGAAGCCTCTATTGCTTGTATAGCTTCTATGCCCCCTTCGTTATAGTGTTGTGGATAATTAACATCATCAAACTTCAATGTCATAGGCTTCTTCATTGACTTTTCCTCTACCAAATACAAATAAACTTTCGTCTACATTACTTGTTATTATTATTAAATTAAAAAAGGTATTAAGTATAGCTATACCTAATGCCGACCTAAAGAATACTACTACTCTTCTTTTGTAAAGTCCACGTGTACCACGTTTCCTTTTCGTTCCACAACAGGTTCTTCTAGTTCAAAATCTATGATTGAGTTCCATAGCTTATCTCCTTCTTTTCCTGTTATTTTCCCGTCAATAGCTTTATCAAAAAAAGTGGTATGGAGGCTAATAAGTTCATCAGATGCGATATAACTAAAGCCGACCATAGCACGAGCCAAGTCAAGATAATGCTCATAAGCATCACTAGGGAGGTCATCAGATGTTTTACAGGTAATAAGAGTCTCATGTATCCAGTCTCCGTCTTCATCTGATTTAGGTATAAGCCGAATAAGTATTTCGTCTTTACCTGTTTCAAGGGGCTTCTTTGCCATTATGCCGTAGCCTTAGCTATTTCAGTATAGTAATGCCAAGGGGGGTTAACAGCAGATGAAGCGGGCTGAGGTTTATGTTTAAGGTCATCCCAACAAGAGTTTTTATATTCGCAAAAACCACATGTTTTGTTAAGATGTTTATTACCTGTCTTCTTGCCTCTAAAAGTCTCTTCAACCGCCTCAAAATTTCGTTTAAAAGGCTTGTTATTTTTTATAGCCTCTATCTTATCTTGTATAACGTTTAAACGTTCTTTTATTTCTTCTTCAGTAAGCTCTAATTCTAAGTAAGTCATCTCTCCAGTGGCTTTATTAATAGCCCACCAACCACCTATTTCTTTATTAGAGCCTTGAGCATACATAACTAATTGGTCTACATAACCAAACGTATCATGTTGTTTCATGTTAGCATCAGAAGAAAACTTATGTCTATATGCCCAAGCAGAACATGATTTAACATCATCTACTTTACCATCAATGTATAAGTCTGTCTCACCTGATAAAGTATGGTCGCCTATTTTAATCTCTACCTGCTCACTATCTTCAAAAGGTATTTTAGAAGCTTTTAAAATAGCTTTAAATATAGCTTCTATTGTATCGCCTAGAATCATACGCATTTTGAATGTAGAGTCATGGGGCTGTTTCTTTGCTCCCATAGCATCCATCTGCAACTGACATAAAGGCTTACCTAAATTAGAAGGTCGTAGTTTAAACACCCTTTCTTCTGGATTGAATTGGCGTTTGAGTGCTTTTTTAAAATACTCTCCCGCCTCTTCTATAATGTCGTCATCCATAGTAGACTTATCGGCACTAGCTTTTTCCAAGTACGCAAATATTCTTGCTAAATTATCATTCATATTATACGTCTACGTTTATAAATTCTTCAGCGTCTAAAACTACTTCAGCATCATTCATCTTCTTAGATGCTTCAGAAGCTTTTTGTCTAACCATTTCGCTATGAGATAAGATGTATTCATTGAACACTTTATTAGTAGCTAAGTCATCCTCAGTTAATTCAAGAGGCTCTTTCTCAATAGTAGGGTTTACAATATACCAACTGATTGCAGGAGTTTGCTTGTACTCCATTTCAAATTTTAGTTCTCTACTGTAAGGGGCTATCTTGTCCCTAGCCATTTGAGATAATGCGTTACCAAACTGTTTAAACGTGTCCTTACTACCAATCTGATACATAACAGGGAAGTTATCAAAAGATACTTTTTCTCCATTACCTTCTTTTACAGCATCTTCTACACGTAAGAAACCAAATAAAACTCTATATCTTTTTGAGCCTCTCCACCATGCTTTCTCATCATCACTAGCCTTATCCCAATCTTCTATTTTAGTTTTACCACAATTCATAGTACCTAATTCATCTAAGGCATCATCATATGGATTGCGAACAAAGACAGACCTATTTACATATCTTCCTCGCATATCTTTACCTTCTTTAGTTTGAAAGATAGCATTCTCATCATATCTCTGATAAAAAAATCTTTGCTGAAAGACTCGTAACCAAGCGTTTTCAGCGTAGACAACCCCATACTTAGGGTGGTCAATCTTGACTGTGCCATCTGGTATAGATACTCCAGTAGCAGACCTAGTCTTATTGTTAATTGATAGTCTAGGAATGTTCACTATAGAGCTTGATGTATTCTCATCAAATATTCCAAGTGCTTCCATAGCCTGTGAAAAAGGCAAAGTATTTTCTGTTAATGTTAATTCTGTTGTCATATAGACCTCCTGTTAAAGTGTTATAGAGTTATACTCTAATTTGTAATAATGTCAAGTTTAAACGCTTAATATTTTATTCTTTTTTTATACACTACGTTTTCTCCTTCTTTCTGCCATGACATCTTAGGTAATGTAATTCTGTTATAAGGATGAGACCTGTTGTACTGGTACAGTTCTCTCCTCCATCTCACGAACATATCGCTTCGGTTCATCTATTTCTTCCATATCTAGCCAATCATCTCCTATCTTTAAATCTACTCCCATAGGGACATCTAAAGTAAGATTAAATTGAGAAAGCAACCTCTCTGGGACTCTTAGCATAGCCTTCTTTAACTCAAAAGGTATTATATCTATCTCATCGGGATGCACATCAACAACGATAGAATCGTGTACCGTGTTAATGATAAGTGATTTATATTTTTTTGAGTCTAATACTTCCTTAAATAATATACATGCTAAAGGAACTATTTCTGCGGTGGCAATGGACTGCACAGGATAATTTTTAATTTGTGTTGCAAAGGTAGAGCCATAGCGTGTCCTAGAAACTTTAGGAAACGAAAATTGTCTGCCCGTTATAGTAGTTATTGTTTTATTGTTTATAGCCTCTTCTTGTAAAGTCTCATGCCATTTTCCGATACTGCTGTACTTAGCCATAAAAGATTTATTATAAGCTACCTCAGCAGGAGAGCCTGACATACCTCCATACAAAGGTCTAAATGTCCTTGCCTTAGCATCTTGTCTAGACGTTTCTTGTCCTGCTTCTGTTAGTACTTTAGCTGTATAGGCATGAACATCAAACCCTTCATTAATTTCTTTTTTTCCAACGGGGTCGTCTGCTACCCATACTGCTGTCCTAAATTCTAATTGTGCAAAGTCTCCTTCTAATACCTTACCACCTTCAAACCTAGATACAATAGCTTTTCTTACTCTAGCTGTACCTCCACGTGGTAAGTTTTGGAAATTAGGTTTAGATGAGGACAGTCTTCCTGTTGCTGTACGTACTTGATTTATCTGGGGGTGTAGTATCCCATTCTCATATACGTTCTGCTGTATACCTTTACAAAAAGAATTTATATAAGTATCTAACGCATTTATACGTTGCATGTTAGTTAAGAATGTATGAGCCTCGTTTAAACCCTTTGCCTCAGCTATCTCAGCTAAAGAACCAAACGTAGTTTTATCTGTTGCGAATCCGTTTGCAGTTACTTGGTCTACTGACGTAGGAGAAAACTTAAACCCTGCAATTTCTTTTAATTGCTTATAAGTATATCCTGTACCTCTACAAGATTGACATTTAGGATGTTTCTTGTAAGGAGTTCCATCTTTTTTTCTGCGAAAGATTATACCTGAGCCTCTACACGTAGAGCATTGACGTACTTCTGTCTTACGAGATATAGTAGTTTGTGCTTTAACTATATCTTCTAAGTCTTTCTTTGGTATACGATTTTTATATTTTCCTGTGCCCCCCGCTCTAGTACCTATACCAAAAACTCTAGCCCAATCATTCTTATCGTTAACCTTACGTGACCATACTATTTCGGATAACTGTTCTGGACTAGCTAAATTAAAAGGCTTGTCCCCCATAACATCTTTTACTATGTCTTTATTCTTAGACGATTTAAACGCTCTCTCGTTGGAGTAGCCTAACCTAACTGTTTCTAAAGCATCTACATCAATAGCTAAACCATTTCTTTCTATGTCTATTAAAACTTTAGTCATCTGATTAGTCAATGCTAAGATAGGTATTATAGATTTATATTCATCTGTATTAAATAATCTATCTTGTTCTAAATAAAGTTCACCACAAGATATTATATCGTACTTATTATATTCTCCTACTAAACCAATAGGCATAGCCTCAAATCCGACTTTATTATTAAAATACTCTTCAATAAGTTCTGATTTTTTTAAAGTTACTTTTCTACGTATACAAGATTCAGCTAAAGACAATGCTATTTTTTCTCCTCTAGCTAAAAGATACTCGCCTGTCATAGTGTCATGTAAATCTCCGTCATAAGTAAAACCACATTCATATAACCATGACATATCATATTTTATATTGTGTCCTATAAGTAAGTCTGCTTTATCTAAAGCATTTTGTAACTCTGTAAAGTCATTAGGTGAAGCATCTTTATACTCATTGTGTTTAAACCATGTGACTGTTACATTTTCTACTTTATCGGTTACGGGGGCATGCCCTACACATACTAAATAATTATCTACGTGGTAAGGAGATGGGTTGCCATCCGTTACTTTATTTTCTATATCTATTACTAATTTATTGTGATACATAATATTTCCTATAAGTTGTGACTGAGTTTGATAGACTGTACGAGGTAATAACAATCGTCTATACAAATGAGTGAGGTTCAGTCTTGAGGAGGATTAAGTCTCGCTCAGTATAAACACAAACTCAGTCACGCCCCTACTAAAATGAAAAAAAGTAGGGTAATCGTTTAAACGTCTTAATCCATATAAGACGCTGTAAGGTGGTCAAACATAACTGCAAAGTTGCCATGCTGTCCTGTGATTTTATTTTTTACTATGTTAATCCATCTCATGTTGGTATCTCCTTCTTCCGTCTCTTCTTTACCTATTAAGACAATTAAGTCGGCTTCACCTGCCTTACCTGTCCTTGAGCCTGATAACATAGAATCGTTTAATATAATCTTTCCTGACGCTTCTGCTGATAGCTGACACATACCAAACACAACACAATCTTGTCTTTTAGCCAAGTCTCTGCTCTCTGCGTATAAACTTGTAAGTCTTTGGTCATCTCTAGCAAAAGTTCCACCTATCTGCGTCTTATCTAATATGTCAATTACAACAATATCTGGTTTTTCTTTTTCTACTATTGCCTCAATCTCTCCAAATGTCAAATTACTAGAGTCAAATACTTGTAAATTCTCTGACTTCTTTTTCCATTTATCTATAAATTTATGTTTGTATTCTTTTACATAAGC